CAGCCCCAGGTCAACGTGCGGATCGACTGGAGCGCGATCGACGAATGCCCAGTTCAGCATGTCAATCAGGTAGTCGTTCAGGTCGGCCCTCCGCAAGATGGGTCCCCAGACGGCATTTACATCGGGCTGGGCAGTATTACACCCCCCTTGATCCTTGCCCTTGATGAGGAGGAACGCGCTGAGCTCGTCGCTCAACTAGCCGTCTCTCCTCTAAAGGTGTCGGTCCATGGCCGGTATCACATGAGCCGAGCGGTGCTAACTGCGCTGATCAAGGCTCTGCAGACAACGGCAGAGCAGTACGACGCACTTGTGAAGCAGGGCGTCGGTGAGCCACCTGCAGAAGAGGAGGCAGCGCAATGAATGCCCGGCTATACGTGGCGGAGGCAGCCGCTACGCAGCGAAGTCTGCAGATTGCGGACACTCCGCGCAGAGCCACGGCACAGGTGATCGTGCTGCCCACAGCGGGGACCACCTATGACGACGAATCTCTGGCCATGATGAAAGAGATTCTCAGCGACCCGGATGCCCTCGCCCAGATCGCCGCGGCGAGGCAGGAAATCGTAAGCGGTGACACAGTGCGTGGAGTAGACGCAGTTCGGGCACTTCGCCCGCGGCAGTGACCGAGGCGCAACCCGGAGAGCCGTACCAATTGATCGTCGCAAGCTCGGCCGCTCGGGCCATCAGTGAACAACTACCAGAAGCCATTGCGTGGGCCGCCATAGAGTTCATCACTGGCCGCCTGCTTGTTAATCCCCATCGGATCGGCACTGAACTCCACGGTCCCCTGACAGGGCTGCATGGTGCTCACCTGGGGCCCGAGTACCGCGTCGAGTACGACATCAACGAAGAGGACCATACCGACGAGGTGGTTCGTATCTGTCGGCGCGCTGATATCTATGGGATCAGCTGACCGTGCCGTGACCGCACCTCCGCGGCGGGCGCGCTGGGCGCATCGGCTGCTGCGGCTGCGGATCGGGTACCCGGTCATCATCCGGCCGCTTCGCCAGCCCCGCCCGCTCCAGCTCGGCCGCCGTCTCAGCTGAGCACTACGCCCGGTGCGAACCGGGCAACCCATGGAAGATCACAACCTCGAACGGCGCCACGGGACAAGGATGCCACGCCGCCATCTGAGTGTTATTCGCCCGGGACTTCTGCGATCCGGGCCTGCTCAAAGTAACGGTCGAACTCCCTATGCGTGCTCAGGGTGTCCACCAGCCTGGCGACGGCGATCTCACCCGGCTTCGCAGTCCAGCCGACGGTCAGAAAGCCGTGAAGGGTGTCATCGGCCTGGACATAAGCCCGCTCGGCATCGGGCAGGTAGCAGCGTCCACCATCGACACCGAGCAGGGTCCACCGGGCAACCAGCGCCCCTTGCCAGAACGCGTCAACGGCAAATCTGTACATCGAGCGATTAGGCCAGACCCACTGCTCCTCAGTCTCTTCCCACTTGTCGCCGATCGTGATGCCCCATGCAATCCGCAGTCCGACATCCGGCTTATACACAGCGAGGCAGTAATGCGAGTCCACTTCCATCCAGTGGTGATGGGCATCGCTCACCCCGCCGAACCTGTCCAGGTACAGCGGCCCGCCCCAGGCATCAAGGACTTGCCAGTCCGCCGGCCCGCTTCCGGTGACCATCTGCGTGATCTCGTCGTATCGCACTGGGCAACCCTACTGACCAGCCCGCGAGACCATGGAGACATGCCCCGATCTGCACCATTGCGCAGAGCATGAGCAGGTGAGACCGTGCCGCATCCCAGCTACCGCCGCCCTCACCAGCTCGTCCGCGAGCGGCTGCTGAAACTCCTCGAGTACGTGGGTGGCTGGCCGTGCCCACGCTGCGGCGCCCCGATGCTGCCGGGCATGGACCTCGACCTCGGCCACTCAGACGGGGCGGCGAAGCTGGCAGGATTCCCCGGCGACCGGCTCGAGCACCGGGTGTGCAACCGGCGGTCCGGTGGCCGCCTGGGCGCCGCCATCGTCAACGCCGCCAGGCAGCAAGCCGCGCAGAGAAGGACGGGGATCAGGCCGCGGCGCAGGCGCAAGCCATCTCGCCGTTATGTGAGCATCCCCACACCGCCAGATGGTGAGTACGGCCCATCCCGGGACTGGTGACCGCAAACGCCGCAGGCGGCCATTCCCGGCGCCATCGCCGCGAGGAACGTAACGCGGCGTTGGCGCAGGTCAGCGGTCTTTTGGGTGGGGGCGCCATGACGTCCGTTTGCCAATCCCCTCTCCCTACACGGCGTTACGCTGCAACGTTACGCGAGCGTGGGATGATTTGATCATGGCTGATTCCGGGGCGTTGCGGGCCCGGCGCCACCGCCTGCACAAGGCTGGCGACCACACGCTGTGCCGCGCAGGTTGCGGCGGATCCGGGCCGGATCGCAGCGGAAAGCCGAAGCTGAGCGTGCTTGACGCCACTTCCGCGGACTTCCCCGGGCATGATCCGGGAGAGCTTGACCCGGCGGCGGAGATGCGGCGACTCGCCGCCCAACTGGCCGCCGCGTACGAGGCGGACCCGGGCAACGCGCTGCTCGCACGGGAGCTGCGGATGACGCTGCAGTCGCTGAAGCCGCCGCAGGCGGCCGACACCGGACTGGAGGAGCTGCTGCGTGGCCTGTCGTCCTAGGTGGGCGACCCCGCCGGCGGGGCGCCCGCACCTCGCGGAGCCGATCGCCAAGACGGCCCGGGCGCTGGGGTTTGAGCTGATGGACTGGCAGCACCAGGTGAACGCCGTGGCGACCGAGCAGGGGCCGGACGGCCGGTTCGTGTACCGGCAGGTCGTGCTCGAGGTGATGCGCCAGCAGGGCAAGACGGTGGACCTGCTGGCGTTGATGGTCGCGCGGGCGCTGCGGCGGCCGCGGACACAGATCGCCTACACGGCGCAGACCCGGCTGGATGCGCGGCACCGGCTGCTGGATGTGTGGTGGCCGCGGATCGAGGCGAGCAGGCTCGCCCCACTGGTGACGCCACGGCGCGGCTCGGGCAGTGAGGCGCTCCTGTTCGCCAACGGGTCGATGCTGGGGCTGGTGTCCGGCACGCAGACGTCCGGGCACGGCGACACGCTCGACCTGGGCGTGATCGACGAGGCGTGGGCGCAAGACGATGACCGGCTGGAGCAGGCGATGCGTCCGGCGATGATGACCCGGGACGCGCAGCTGTGGATCGTGTCCACCGCGGGCACGGAGAAGTCGTCGTATTTCCGCGCCAAGGTTGATGACGGCCGGGCCCGCGCCGAGCTCGGCGCCACGGAGACGGGCGCCTACTTCGGGTACGCCGCCGCGGATGACGCCGACCCGGCGGACCCGGCGACCTGGCGCGCGTGCATGCCGGCGCTGGGTGTCACGGTCTCGGAGGAGACCGTCGCGCAGGACTTTGAGCTGATGGACCTCGCCGAGTTCCGCCGCGCGTATCTGTGCCAGTGGCCGGAGGTGACGAACCCGGGGTGGACCGTGATCGGCCGGGACGTGTGGCAGGCGCTGGCGGACCCGGCATCGGCCGCGGCCGGGGAGGTGGCGTTCGCGGTGGAGGTGGCGCCCTACCGGCGGATGGCGGCCATCGCCACGGCGGGCGCCCGCGGCGACGGCCGGGTGCACGCCGAGGTGGTGGATTACCGGCCGGACACGGCCTGGGTGCCGGCGCGGGTGGCCGAGCTCGCCCGTAAGTGGCGGCCGTGCGCGGTGGTGGTCGACCCGGGGTCGCACGCCGGGTCGCTGATCGACGACCTGGCGCAGGTGGGTGTCCAGGTGGTCAAGCCGTTCGGCGCGACGGACGCGGCGCACGCCGCGGGGGGCTTCTTCGACGCGGTGATGCAGGGCGACCTGGCGCACCGCGATCAGGGTTCGCTGAACGCGGCTTTGGCGGGGGCGAAGACCAGGCCGGTGCGTGACGCCTGGTGCTGGGACCGCCGCGCCGAGGGCGCCGACATCAGCCCGCTGGTCGCGTGCAGTTTGGCGTGGTGGGGATACACCAGGTTCGGCCGCAGCAAGACCCCGCCGTACGACATTTTGCGCTCGGTCACCTAGCCAGCGTTTGTCTTACACTCGTGTGTTTTCGCAGGTCAGTGTGGGATGATGGTTACGTCGACGACGTGGCGGCCGGGCTGTACCAGTCCGGCCCGGCTGCCCCTATGACTGGGAGGTCGTGATGGCCGACAACAACGCGGGCTTGAACCAGCAGTACCAGGCACCGCCGTTCGGGCTGAGCCCGGCGATCGGCTCGACGGGTGCGCCGGGTTCGCCGGGAGTCCAGGACAGTCCAGCGGGTGCAGGCGGCGGCACGGTCCTCGCTTCGCCGGTCGTGAGCGTCCCGTTCGCCTCGAGCCAGCTGCCGGAGAGCATGCCGCGGCTGCCGGTCACGGCAGGGGACACCGCCGGGATGACTTCGGACTCGCCGGTCCCGGTGTCGGGGGATCCGCTGACCGGGCTGAGCCTGGCGGACATCACGCAGACCGGCGCAGGCGCTGGTCACGCGGGCCACTTCGCCCACCCGAACTCGGGCGGTGGGCACTGATGCAGGACCTGGCGGCCGCGGGCCGCGCGGCGGACAAGAGCATCCAGCGGCCGGCGCCCAGTCCGGGCCCGGCGGGTTCGGCTGTTGAGGCGCTGCGCCCGGCGGAGGCGGTGCCGGGCTGGACGCCGATGCCGGAACTCGAGGGCAAGCCGCGGATCGTGCTCGGCACCTGGAACGAGGTGGCCTGACATGGGCTGGGATGAGCATGAGGGGCGCCCGCTGAGCGAACTGGAGCACCGGGCGTACGAGGCCGGGCGCAGCCCTGAGGATCAGCGGGCGTACGAGCGCGGCCGGGCGAACGCCGAGGCCCGAATGAACAACCTCACGTGGCAGCCGCAGACGGCGGTCCCGGAGCCGGAGGTGCGGCAGCTGGTGTCGCCTCCGCAGGTGCACGGGACGGGCCCGCGGGCGATGTGGGGTCGTCATACCTGGGGCGGCTGGGTCGCCGGACTGTTCCCAGCGCCCGATGAGGCGGGCGAGCTGGTCGCGGCGAAGGCGGAGGCGGACCGTCACGAGTTCACGTATGGGTCGCGCCCGGACCTGCAGCAGTGCCTGCACAAGGTACGTGGCAGCGGCACCGGGACCAGTACGGTGGTCGGCAGCCCGGCGACCCCCACCGCCGACGTGCTGGCGATGCTCCGCCTCGTGGCCCCCGATCACCCAGTCGCGATGGTGGTGGGCCCGGATCCGGCGTCGGCGCAGGTCGGCGGGATCGTCACCGCGCCCGGTGGCCGGTTTGAGGCGCACGGTGACCCGGCGATCGCCGCGGCGACGCTCGAGCAGCTCGCCAGGCGGCAGTGAGCAACCGCCTGAAGCTGCGCCCGCCGTCGCGCCGTGACGCGGCCGTCAACGCGCTCATCGCCGGCGCCGAGTGCGGGGTCTGCGGGTCCGGGAAGGTGCTGCGCCGGTGGCGGGCTGGCGCGTGGGAGCTGGTGCCGCTGCACCTGCCCTCGTGCGGCACGCGGGCGGTGAACGGCCGTACCGCGTCCCCGCATCAGGTCGCGGAGGCGT